AGAAGGGGATCGAAGGACGAGACGCGATCAAGGAAGCCGGGATCGAGCTCTCGGACGTCTTCACTGCGGAGCAGCTCGCGGCGCTGAAGGACTACGAGAAGGGGATCAAGGCCCAAGAGCTGGCGATGTCCTTCCTAGCCGCGGAGACCGGAGCCACCGCGACAGAGACCGGACTCTTCATTGGCCAGATGGGCGTGATGGCCAAGCAAATGTTCTTTGATGTCCTCCCGGCCGTGGACGCGGTGGTGGAGGCGGTGGCGGACACCATAGTTCTGCCGCAGGTAGCGGAGGTTCAGGTTTTGTAGGTATTAGAGCAGATTTAGTTTTTACAGGATCAAGTGTTTGGGATTTACGCACAGTTTTTAGAAAAATAAAAAATGGAGATTGGCAAGGAAGCTAACAACAACCTATCTTTTAAAACACATCTAACTTATACTATCTTTCAAGAGAGAGAAGATGAGTATACAAAAGTTAAAAAACCCTTTGACGGAAGATTATTTTAATTATAAAGATTATGTATTATCTGATGGAAACATACCTTGGTTTTTTAAAAATAGAACAACTTACTTTTCTGAAACATATAAAGGAGACAAACCAATTGATATTGGTTATTTTAGCCATACTTTAGTTGACAGACCTCATCAAGAACACGAATATAAATATGCTATTCCCAAAGTTGATTCAAGTTTATTTAAACAATCATATTTAATTTTAAAAAGCATTCTTAATTACAACAACATTACTTTAAATGTGTTGTATAGATTAAATTTAAATCTAACACTGCATCAAACACCTTCTAAAAGTGTCTATCACACAGATTTACCATATCCTCACAAAATTTTTATACTTTATTTGAATACTTGTTCAGGAGAAACTTTTGTAAAAGTAAAAGACCAAGAGCTTAAATCTAAACCAAAAGAGGACAAAGTAATAGTTTTTGATGGGAAATACAAACACTGTCAAGGTGTTCCAAAACTAGATGAAAAAAGAGTTATTTTGGTAGCTAATTACATATGAATCTAAAATATCAGTATTGGTATTTTCAGTCAGCTATACCTGAAAGAATATGTGATGACATAGTTCGTTATGGTCAAGAGCAAGATAAACAAATGGCTCTTACAGGTAACGCTGGCAAAGACAACAAAAAACTTACCAAACTAGAACTCAAAAACATTCAAAAGAAACGCAAGTCTGACATTGTTTGGATGAACGATAGATGGATATATAAAGAAATACAACCTTACATTCATTCAGCAAACGCAAACGCTGGTTGGAATTTTGAATGGGATTGGACAGAAGCTTGTCAATTTACCGAATATAAAAAAGGTCAGTTTTATGATTGGCATTGTGATTCTTATACAGAGCCTTATAACAATCCTGAAAATCAAAACGTGCATGGTAAATTAAGAAAACTTAGCATGACTGTATCTTTAACCGACCCTAAAGAATACGAAGGTGGAGATTTAGAGTTTGATTTTAGAAACACAGACGAAGGCTCACAGCCAAGAGTATGCGAAGAAATTAGAAGCAAGGGTAGTGTTGTTATCTTTCCATCTTTTATTTGGCATAGAGTCAAACCAGTAACCAAAGGAACACGACACTCCTTAGTGTGTTGGAATTTAGGATACCCATTTAGATGATTGATTTTTTAATTTTACTTTGCACAACTATATTCATAATAGGTTTATTTGATGATCCACCACCACCAGGAGAATTTTAATGAGTTTTAAAAAAGACAAATACCAAATAATTAAAGGTGCTATATCAACAGAGTTAGCAGACTTTTGTTATCAATACTTTTTAAACAAAAGAGCAGTAGCAAGACATTTATTTGATGAAAAATATATATCACAGTTTACTGAATACTTTGGGGTATGGAATGATCAACAAGTACCTGAAACTTATTCACACTATGGTGACATCGTAATGGAAACTTTATTACAAAAAGTTAAACCTATTATGGAAAAAAAGTCAGGCGTAAAGCTAACTGAAACTTATTCGTATGCGAGAATCTATAAAAAAGGTGATGAATTAAAAAGACACAAAGATAGATACTCTTGCGAAATATCTACCACCATGCACTTAGGCGGTGATAATTGGTCAATTTTTTTAGAGCCATCAGGCGAAGAAGGCAAAGATGGTATAGAAGTTAAGTTAGAAGTAGGCGATATGTTAATGTATCGTGGTTGCGACTTAGAGCATTGGCGTGAGCCATTTACAGGTGAAAATTGTGGACAAGTGTTTTTACACTACAACAATGCGAGTGGTAAAGATGCTAAGAAAAATAGATATGATGGTAGACCTATGATTGGATTACCACCATATTTCAAATCATAATGTATGAAACTTATGATTGTAGTATTTTAAAGAAAATAAATAATAAACATTTCTTAAACCAACTTAATACTTTTATAAAAACCAATCCCTGTTGTGACGAATATCCAAATTGCGCACATGCAAAAATACAATCTGATAAAAATTTACACGAGCATTTTAAAAAACTAAATGAGTCTATTGATAAAGCTGTATGTAAATATTTTGGCTATAAACCAAACATTGCACATAAAAACTCTTGGGTATTTTTAAATCAAGCAGACAAAGAAATAGATTCAGTAAGGCATAACCACACATATAATACAAACAAACTTGGTATATCAGCAGTAGGCTATTTAACTAAAACAAATTTTGGAACTGTTTTTGGTGATAATGATAAAATAAAACCCCAAGTAAACACTTGGAATATATTTGATTCAAGACTGTATCATCAAGCTGAAAAAGGAGTACCAAAAATAGATAGGTATGTATTAGCTTTTGACGTGTTTATTGATATATAATTTAAAAAACTGAGGTAATACAGTATGGATATATTAATACCATTAATAATAGTAGCAGTAGTTTTGGCTTGGTCTGTAAAAAAATTCAAACCTGAACTTTGGACTAAAGTTACATCTAAATTTAAAAAATAGTGACTTTTTGTATTCACACATGATATAATTCGTGTGTGAATATAGATTTAAAAAAACTTTTCTTTTTAACCCCTCTATTTTTTTCACTAAACGTTGTTAGTGATCAAACAGGTACTTGTACATCTGGTACACAATATTGTGAAGACAATGGTTTGACAACTATTAATACTACGGTAACGACAAACACCAACACAAACACCAACACAAACAATAATACAAATACCAACACAAATGTTAACACAAACAACAACACCAACACTAGCACGAATACGAATAACTCGACGAACACAAACACGAATAACAACACTTCTACAAATGTTAATACCAGTAATAATACCAATACTAATAATTCTGTAAGTGTAAATACTAACAATAATAATAACACTTCTACGTCTACATCTAACTCTACTGTAAACTCTACAGTAAATCAGAACGTAAATAACAACAGTAATTCTACTAGTAACAATACAAATACTAATAATAATACTAACGTTAATCAATCTACGTCAGACTCTAATGTGATTACGGATAACACAAACACCAACAATAACAATACCAAGTCTGATAACACTAATAGAAATATTAACGAGTCTAACTCTACTCAAACTATAAACCAAAACGTAAAGTCGGAAGCACCACCTGCTTCTGCTATCGCTCCATCTATAATGAGTTATTCACAAGATTTATGTACGGTAGGGCGTTCTGGTGCTTTTCAAGGGCAAGTATTTGGTTTTTCTGGAGGCGGAACTGTTAAAGATGAAAACTGTGAAAGGTTAAAATTATCTAAATATTTATACGATATGGGCATGAAAGTAGCATCAGTTAGTTTATTGTGCCAAGATCCACGAGTATTTAAAGCTATGAAAATGGCAGGCACACCTTGCCCATATGAAGGTAAAATAGGTAAAGAAGCTTCTGCAGAGTGGGTGAAAAATCCATCTAAAAGACCAGATGTTAAAGAAGCAGAAAAAGAGTATGTACAAAAATGTACTTATGATTCTAACCCTAATAGAGAAAAAATCAACAAAGACGTTGTGGGTGCGGTTAAGGTTATATATACTAGGAAAACTAAAACTAATAAACAATGCAAAAAAGAATTTTATGCTACGCAATAGCGTGTTTATTTAGTGTTAATGTATTAAGTCAATACACCTACGAATCAGGTCAAGACTTATACCAACTACAAACTAACGCAAATAATTTTGAAGGCGAACTAGCTTACTCGGTATCTGATGATGGAATTAGCCCAACAATTGATCTTTCTTTTGATTTTACTTTCTATGGGTCTACATTTAGCCAAGCGAGAATGGCAACCAATGGATGTCTCCATTTTGGTTCTAGTGGTAGCTATTGTAATGACTATACTCCTGACCCTATCAATGGGCAACATACTTATACCATATACGCCTTTTGGACTGACTTAATTAGAGACTCTGATTCTCGTATGAAGTCTTGGGGTGATTCTAGCAAGATGATTTTTGGTTGGTACGACATGCGAGAATACAATCGTGCTTCTGATAATAGCTTTGAAATAATACTCTGGAACAACAACTCTTTTGATTTACGCTATGGCGCATTAGATATTATTAGCCATGATGTATTAATAGGAGAAGTAGGAGCCAACAAAGATGACTCCTATACTTATTACTACCATGATGAATGCAATACAGGCTCAACCAACTCTAGCACTTGTGTAAATACTGATTGGAATAACTCAGATAAAAATACAAACTTAGAAAATGGTGGGTCTTTGTTTGGTTGGGGATCTGGCAGCAGTATTGATTGCAGCAACCCCTTAAATGATACCAGTTGCTCAGGCTATGCCGATGCTTACCAAACACAACAATGTAACATTGACCAACTATATTCTGAGTCATGTCCGTATTATTGGGATGCTTATGATGATTTACAATGCAACCTTGATCCACAGTATGGTCCTTTTTGCCAAGGGTACAGCCAAGAACAAGATATTGGGTATTTTCAAGAGGAAGAACAGTTTGATTATGGTTATGAAGAAGAACAGTTTGGTTATGAAGAAGAGCCTTTATTTGAAGAGTTTGTGTTTGAGTTTGATGAACAAAACTTTCAAGAACAAGAATTTATGTTTGAAGAAGATATAATTTTTGAGCAAATGTTTCCTCAAGAAGAAGTGTATGAATATTTTGAACCTATACAGGAGTTTAGAACACCAGAAGAAGAACTATTTATGCCTGTAGAAGAGTTATTAATAGATGAGTTTATTTTTCAAGAAACGTTTTTAGTAGAAGACTATAGAGAACCCAATACTTTTATTGAACTTGAAACTATAGAACAACTAGAAGAATGGTTTGAAGAGGAAACAAGAATAGAAGAAGAATTAGCAGATTTAGAAGAACCAGAAGAAGAGTTTATAGAAGAAATATTTGAAGAAGAGGTTGTAGAAGAAGTTTTTGAAGCTATAGAAGAACGCATAGCTGAGGCAGAAATAGAAGAAGAAAGGATAGAGCGTGAGGAAACAACAGACGAACTAAAAGAAACATTTGAAGAAGAGTTTTTAGTAGCAGAAAAAGAAAACATAAAAGGAGAAAGTTCTATAAGTAGAGAGATAGCTATGAAAATAGTTTCCTCAACTATGACCACTGCCCAAAAAAGCATGAGGGGTACTACAGCAGGAACATCTGTTCATTCAACTGGTAATAGTGTCGCGTCTGGCGGTGCAGGTACTTCTTCAAATTCAGGTATTAGCACTACTTCTTCTCCTAGTTTATCTGACCAATTCGCTAGTGCAACACAGCAAACAAACCAAGTTTTATCTATGTCGGTTCAACCAGAAACTGGCAGCACTTCTTCTATAACAGTCACACCAATGTCCACGATTGATGACACAACTTCTGTTGCTGTTGTTGATGTACAAGTACAAAATATACAAGGTGAAATAGACACAGCTTCTTCAGGAGTTATGACTACGTCAGAAGCAGACAAAATAGCGAATAAGATTGTTGCTGCAAATATAGAAGCACAACAAGAAGAAATACAGCAAGAACAACAAAAAACAGGTGAGTATGGAGACGAGTCGAAATTAATAGCTCTTATAGGATATCTTCCTGCTTTTGATCAATACCAAACAGTTTCTATACCAGATCAGGAAAAGTGGTATTCAGAACGGATTATATATACTAAAATATTAAATGATAATACGCAAGCATTCTACAGTTTAGCAGGACAAAACATAGCCACACTAAATAAAATGAAAGACTTGCAACCTACATTATAGGAGTATTGTATGAATTGGTTTGAAAATAAAACAACACAATTAATCGCTTTAGTTGGCATAGTAACAACCCTAGCTGGTTTTGGTTACACAGGTGCGACCTACGTTAATAGAGTAGAAAACTTAGAAGCTAAAATTGGTGGCATCGGCGATACTGAGCAAAAACAAAAAGTTATTGAAGAAAGATTTGCAGGTATAGAAAAGTCTGTTCAATATTTAGAAAAACAAGTAGATAGTATACAAATACCTGATACCACAGAGATTAAAACAGACATAGCTACTATAAAAGCTGATCTACAAAGCCTTGATAAAGCATTTGACAAACTAGAAACTAAAAACCCATTAGCAGGATAAAATTATGAAATTCGGTGCAATAAAAAATTTAGTTGGAGCTTTAGCCCCAACTCTAGGTTCTGCTTTAGCTGGACCATTAGGTGGTCAAGCGGCATCGGTTGTAGCCAGTGTCTTAGGGTGTAAATCAGATCCTAAATCTATTCAACAGGCTGTTCAATCAGCAACACCTGAACAAATGCTCGAGCTTAAAAAAGCAGAAAAACAATTTGAACTACAGATGAAAGAACTAGAGGTTGATATATTTGCATTAGAAACTGCAGAAAAACAAGACGCTAGAAAAACTTTTAGTAAAGATTGGACAACAAGAACTTTAGGATTCATTACTATTTCTGGATTCATGGGTTACATATTTCTAGTAACGCTACAACCACCTGAGCAAAATAGTGAAGCTTTAATTAATTTAGTGCTTGGGTATTTAGGAGGTCTAGCTAGTGCTGTGATATCCTTTTATTTTGGTGCTTCACATACACCAGAAAATAAAGATGGGAACTAGAAAAACAGCGCACGATGTAGCAGCAGATCTTCGTACTCACGAAGCTAAATGCGAGGAAAGATGGAAAACTATTTTTGCAGAAACAGAAGAAATAAAAGCACAAATAAACGATCTAACAGGTACGTTAAAAATGGCGATGTTTGGGACTTTTGGTTTTATGGCAACTTTATTAGTAGCTTTTTTAACAGGCGTAGCAACAATCTAATGAACATATCAGAGGAAGGCATAAACCTTATCAAAAAATTTGAAGGATGTAAGCTGGAAGCTTATCAAGACGCTGTGGGTGTATGGACGATAGGTTATGGGCATACAAAAAATGTTCAAGAAGGTCAAGTAATAAAACAAGAAGAAGCCGAGTCTATGTTACTTCACGAACTTTTAGAATATTGTGAACACGTAGAAAAAGCTGTAAAAGTAGATTTAACTCAAAATCAATTTGATGCGTTAGTTTCTTGGACATATAATTTAGGACCAAGTAACCTTAATAGATCTACTCTGCTAAAAGTAGTTAATGTTAACAACATGGGGGAAGTGCCTACACAAATTAAAAGATGGAATAAAGCTGGTGGAAAAGTTCTAGATGGACTTGTGCGTAGAAGGAAAGCCGAAGCATTAATGTTTGAAGGTAAAGACTGGACAGAGGTATAGGATGCCATTAAGTAAATTTCAATTTCGTCCTGGAGTGTTTAGAGAAGGCACAGACTACGATAACGAAGGTGGATGGTTTGATGCCAATTTAGTTAGATTCAAAGCAGGCAGACCACAGAAAATAGGTGGGTGGCGTAAAGACAATAGTAATAGTTTTTTAGGTACATGTAGAGCTTTACATGGGTGGTTAACTTTAACAGGCACAAAACTTTTAGGAGTAGGCACAAATAAAAAATATTATATAGAAGAGGGCACTACGTTTAATGATGTAACTCCTATACGTTCTACCACCAGTGCTGGGGATGTAACTTTTGCTAAAGTAGGTAACTCTGATGCTACTCTTACTGTAAGTGATACAGCACACGGAGCAGTAGCTGGAGATTTTGTTACATATAGTGGGGCAGTTAGTTTAGGTGGAAACATTACTGCTACAGTTTTAAATCAAGAATATGAAATAGCAACTATCGTAAATTCAAACTCTTATACAATTGAAGCTAAAGACACTAGTGGCGATCCAGTATTAGCTAATTCAAGTGACAGCGGAAACGGTGGTTCTAACACAGTTGGAGCTTATCAAGTTAACACAGGTTTAAATGTTTATGTGAGTTCTACAGGTTGGGGTGTTGGTCTTTGGGGCGACGGAACATGGGGAAGTTCTACTGCTTTAACATTAGGTAATCAGTTAAGGCTTTGGTCTAATGATAACTTCGGCGAAGACTTACTTATTAATCCACGTGGGGGTGGGATATATTATTGGGATGCAACTAATAGTGTCACTACAAGAGCTTATAATTTATCCACACAAAGCGGAGCAGATTTAGTTCCGACAGTCGGGCTACAAGTTTTAGTAAGTGAAACAGATAGACACGTAATAGTTTTAGGAGCTGATCCTATATCTGGTAATTCTAGAACAGGTTCTGTTGATCCTATGTTAGTAGCTTTTAGTGACCAAGAAAATCCACTCGATTTTGACCCTAGTAATACAAACACAGCAGGTAGTTTAAGACTTTCTGAAGGTAGCCAGATTATTGGTGGTGTAAAAGCAAGACAAGAAATATTAATTTGGACTGATGTAGCTTTATACTCTATGCAGTTTATTGGACCACCATACACTTTCGGTTTAAATTTAATTAATGACAGTAGTGGGCTTGTAGCTCCTAAAGGTGCTGTAAGTAGCCCTAGTGGAGTTTATTGGATGGGGTACGATAGTTTTTATGTATATAACGGAGCAGTGCAAAAAATACCTTGTAGTGTATTGAGCTATGTATTTGATGATTTTAATGCAGGTCAGGCTTTTAAAATTTTTGCATTCAATAACAGTGAATTTAATGAAGTGGGTTGGTTTTATCCTTCAGCTAGTTCTGATGATATTGACCGTTATGTTGTTTACAATTATGCGGAAAAAGTTTGGACTATAGGTCAATTAAATAGAACAGCTTGGTTAGACTCTGGTATAGAAAATTATCCTAGAGCTACCACAGGCAATTACTTATATGAACAAGAGTTTGGTTATGATAATGACGGTAGTCCTATGACTAACGTGTTTATAGAAAGCAGTGATTTTGATATAGGTGATGGAGAAAGTTTTGCGTTTGTAAATAGAATTATTCCTGATATCAAGTTTTTAAGTAATAGCGATGCAGGTAGAGTTAATATAGTTTTAAAAACTAGAAATTATCCAGGCGATACTTTAACTACAGCCAGCACCAGCCAAATTGCTGCTAGTACTTCTAAAGCTGATGTACGAGCTAGAGCTAGACAAGTCACTTTAAGGTTAGAGTCTGATGATGACGCAACTAACTCTGGTAATGATAATGTAGGTTGGCGTTTAGGTGCCACAAGACTTGATGTAAGATCTGATGGACGTAGATGAGCAAATTATTACCCACACGTTTACCCATCAGTCTGTCTCCTCAGGTAGAATCTGATACATATAACCGATTAGTTCGTGTACTAGAAATTAACTTAGGGCAGTTTGACCCTGATAATACTCGTCAAGTAAACACAACAGAAAGGAATGAAGGGTTCTATAATATTGGCTCTATAGTATTTAATACTAATACTAATACGTTGCAATGTTGGGACGGATATTTATGGAGAGACCTGTTTACCTCTCAATTTTACGCCACAAACTCTGGGTTTTCAGCCACAGCTAGTTTGGGCAGTGTAAGTGTTACAACTCCATAAAATTAACCGTCGTTGTAAAGATTGCGGAAAAGTCAAACTTTTAATATTTTTTGATAGAACACAAAAACGTCGTCAGTGTTTAAAGTGCAAAAAAGCTCAGGCTGAACACAGAATTAGTCGTACTCCTAAAAGTTATATTCGTAATTTAGTTGTACAATTAAGATATAGTCGTAAGAAACAAGGACATAAATGGGATATATCAAAAGAAGAAGTATATAAACTTTACCTTAAACAAGGTGGTAAATGTGCTTTGTCAGGTGTAGAAATGACTCACATTAGAACACACGATGTAGAAGGCGACACAAACATATCTATAGATCGTATAGATCCTGAAGGTCTGTATGATATAGAGAATATACAATTAGTTTGTAAAAGAGTAAACTTTATGAAACATAATAATAATCAAAAAAACTTTCTTAATTGGGTAGGTTTGATATACAATAATACTAACAATGAGTGATCCAACAACAGAGCTACACGATTACAAAGGCATGTTTTGGGATGACATCAATAAACGATTTTACAGATGGCACGAACTAAAGCTTTTAATGCAAGAACGTGAAGTAAAAAAGCAAAAAGCCAAGGAACATTAAATGGGTCTCAAGAAATTTTTCAAGAAAAACCTTAGAGATATTGCTACAGTAGTAGGGTTCGCTATTGGTGGACCTGCTGGTGCTGCGATAGGACAAGGAGTAGGTTCAGTAGGTGAGGGCAGAAGTTTAAGTAAGTCTTTAACCAGTGCTGCTAAAGTTTATGGTGGTGCGAGTATAGCTACTGGTGCTGGTCTACAAGGCGGTGGTGGTTCTATAAGTTTTGGACCAGCAACACCAGGAACAGGCGGTGTTGGTGGATTTTTTCAAGATGTTGGTGCTGGAGCTAGAAATCTTATAGGTGGAGACGCAACGTTTAAAGAAATTTTAGGTAAAGAAGGCACACTTGCAACTTCTTATGGTAATTTAGGTATGTTAGGTAAAGCAGGTGTAATAGGTACAGGACTAGCAGGTCTTGGAGCTTTTGACCCTATGGAACAACCTAGTAATCAAATGCCAGGACCAGCAGGTGGTCAATATCTAACAAGAGGTTTGACCCCAGCTACCGTTAGCGATGTATACGGAACAGGTAACATGAGAGGTTTACCTAGTATGCCAGGAGCACAAGGCTCTAACGTAACTATGGATCCTATCACTATGGCTTATTTAGATATTTTACGCAAACAAGAACAAGATTATGGTAACTTAGCTTTTCCTGAGTTTGGTCAAGGACAAGTTTTAGGAGCTAAAGAAGGTGGTATAGCAAGACTAGCAGACGGTGGCGTAATACCACAAGTCGATTTAAGAGAATTTGGTGGCGATATTAACGACCCTAACGGTTCTGGTGATGAGGATACTGTTCCTGCATTATTAGCTGACGGTGAGTTTGTGATGACTAAACAAGCTGTAAAAGGCATGGGTAACGGAGACCACGATCAAGGTATCGCTATGTTATACGCTATGATGAATAACAACGAAAACAAAGCACAACAAATGGGGATAGGTAGAGCATAATGGCAACAACAGAACAATTCGCAAGAGTAGAAAGTCTACCACCAGCTTTTTTACAACAATTATTTGCTGGTGTGCCAGGAGCCAATATTCCTGGAATTATGCCTTTACTCAATCAAGAGTTAGTAAATAGACTTACTGGTATGGGTGTTAAAGGTGCTACACCTTACACTTACCAAGGTGAGCGTATCGCTGGATTTAGTCCTGCGGAGCAACAAGCTTTTAGACTAGCAGGTGAAAGTGCTGGTAGTTATATGCCTTATATACAAAGAGGAGAGCAGTTAGCTGAGCAAGGTTTAGCTAACGTTCAAGGCTCTACAGGGTTAGCTACTGACTATTTACAACAAGCTGGTAGGGAAGGTGCTGGGGCTGTTAGAGAAGCCGCAGGGATCCTTAGAGGGCTCCCTGGTCAATTTACTACTGCACAAGGCATAGGGTTAGGCAGTCTAGGTCAATTTGACCCTAGATCTACACAAGGGTATTATAATCCATTTGAAGAGCAAGTAGTCTCACAAACGTTAGAAGACATCAATAGGCAGTATAGCCAAGCAGACGTGGGCGAAAGAGCACGACAAGTGGCTAGTGGTGCATTTGGTGGTTCTCGTGGTCGACTCAATCAAGAAGAAATAGCACGACAGTTTGGTCGTGGTGCCACAGAAGCTGTAAGTGGAATAAGAAGAGCAGGGTTTAGCCAAGCTCAACAACAAGCACAACAAGCATTTGAAGAAGCACAACGTAGACAACTACAAACAGCACAACTTTATGGTAACTTAGCAGGTCAACAAGGCAACGTGGCTGGTGGTCTAGGTAGAGATATAGCAACCACAGGGTTACAAACTGGTCAGTTTGGTGCTAACGTAGGTCAGCAGATAGCAGGTCTAGGTCAAGGTGTAAGTGGTTTAGTAGGTACTGATATTAATAGACTGATGGGTATAGGTGGTCAACAAAGAGGACTGCAACAAGCAGGACTAGATTTAGACTATCAAAACTTTGTAGGTCAATATAATTTACCTCTACAAACTTTTGGTCAAGTAGGTCAACTAGCAGCAGGGTTCGCTCCAGCTTTAGGTGGTCAAACTTTGACACAATCTAGCACCAGTGCACCCAGTAACTCATTAATGCAAGGATTAGGTACTGCGATTGCTGCATATGGAGCACTTACATAATGGTGATGAATCCATCTCAACTTAATAATCAAGAACAAAGTATTGATTTAGCTAGTCAGTTAGTAGCTCGTAATGTACCTATTGAAACTATAATTCAACAAACAGGGCTACCTAGAACTTTAGTCAATAATCTAGTTAATAGTCAAATAAACATTCCTAGACCTGACACACCTATGATTTCTCCGCAAGGCATAGAAACTTTAACTTTTGATTCTGACATACCTAAACCAGATGTTAATTTAGGTACAGATATGGCAGACTATATCACTGAGGAACTAGGTTTTGATGGCACAGATGATGACAGTAATTTAAACACACGTCAAATGTTAAATGCAGCAAACGCTGCATGGATGACACAAAATAAAGAAAACACACAAGGCACAGAACAATTATTAGAAGTTCAAAAGCTTACTGATGAAATGAATTTTGATGATGACGAACTAAAGAAAATATTTGGTGAAGCTGCATCACAAGTGTACGACATGGACTATGAGCAGTTTATACAAAAACCAGACAAAAGTATGCCCATTATGTTATTTGGTTTAAGTTTAGCTCAAGCAGGAACTAAAGGAGATGAATGGCCAACAGCTTTAAGTGACGCTGCATTAAAATATTTCTTTAATAAACGTAAAGATGAAAGATCTTACGACAAAGCTATGAAAACCATAGGTTTGAAAAAACAAGAAAAAATTAATAGTTTGGTTATGGACTTTAAATTACTAGACTATAAAAACAAAGCTGCACTTAACCTAGCTTTACAAAAAAGTAAACTAGAAGCACCAAAAGCATACGACATGAGTAATACTGGTGATTTTACAGATAAAGAAACAGTGTTTTTAGATGAGCCTACTTTTAGTTATTTTGCTAAAAATTTTCCAGGCAACATACGTGAATCAAATAATCAAGATAAAGAAGCTTTCTCACTTATTAGTAAAGACGGTGGCATGTTAAATGTTTGGATGGATCAAGATGAAGTTAATGCTTGGGATCCTGCAGCACAAGACGGTGCACAATTAAGAAAAGGTCATAGCGAACCAAGTAATATGAAACTGTACTCTATAACGAGTCCAGACGGTTCTGATTTAGGTAGCAAATGGCTTTCACCTACCGAGTATAACGCTAGAGAAAACAAAGGTGAAAAACTAGACCAAATTACAGGTGCAGGCAGACCACGATGGGTAGTGCGTAAAGATAATAACCAAGGCACGTGGGTCACTGACGCACAATTATTAGCGAACCCTGACGCCTATTTAGATGACAGTGGCTTTAGTTTTAGTGTTGGTGCTGATGGAAGTATTGATGTGGGACAAGGTTCTGCAGCTATGGGTCGTTCTGATAAAAAAAGAGGTCAAGCATCTTACGATGATATTCTTGAAACTGTCAACGCTACAGAAACTGCAGTCGATAATTATTTCACTTCTTCAATGGAACAAGACAAACTTCTAAAAGAGTTTTTAGAAGCAAATCCAGGAGCTGAAAATTTACCATTCAATAATCTTGCAGGCAGAGCTGTTAAATTAGTGGATAGTTTAAGAGTTAACCTAGAAGCTTTTTCCGATTTAGTAACTTCGGATTATGCTAAAGGTGGATATACATTCTATGACGCAGATGGTGAAGAAACAAGTTTTGATAAATATAGAGAAAGTGTTATATCAAGTGATGAGTTTAAACAAGCACTTGAAAGTCCTTTAGCTAAATTTTTTAAAGACAATGGTGTAGCAGGTCAAGCACTTGAAGCAACGTTTTTTGATTTAGCTATGATAGGTGCAGCAAGTTACTCTCCAAACAAAGGTGGTGTAGACTTACGTGCTATTAGTGATTTTGAAACTAAACAGTTTTTACGACAACAAGGTGGAGAAGCATCTACTTTGTCTGCTTTTTTAGACATACGTAATAGATTTGCTAGAAATCTTATTAACAGAAACAGAAATTTTTTAAAACAACAAAAAAGACCTACAAATTTACTAAGAGTTATAGGTGCTGACGGTCAACAAGACACAACTAAAACGGATGCATTAACAAGTGATATAGATATGATGCTTAAAAAGTTAGATGACTACGAAAGCGAGTATCAAAGTTCTTACACTTTCGGTCGTGGTGCACCTGTGCCAACAAGTAAAACTTTTGTAGGAGATAAAACTATTGATCCTAACAACCCAGATGTAATAGCTTTTAATGCGGAAATACCTGCAGGTCTGGCTGTTCCTCAATTAAATTATCAATTTACTAAAGGTTATTTACTAGATGATGCAACAGGAGCAGAGGGAACTTTTAGAGAAATATTAAATAAGTACACCTCTTATTCAAGCAACCCCACAAAATTAACTTCTTTTGTAGATAACTTAAACGCAAATCTCACTGAAGAAGAGATGATTGCTTTTAGGTTATTTTTACTAAAGTCAAAACAGGCAGGTAGATAATGGCACAGAGTGACATTATAGATATTGATCAACTTTTACCAGAAGAAGAGCTTTTATTATCTCAACCTCTAAATAAAGCTGACATGACTATGAGCGGTGTGCCAGTAGCAGATAAAATATACACACAAAAATCTGGTGATTTAGTACCAGCAGATTTTAAAAACTTTTTAGTAGAAAAATTAAATATCTCTCCTGAGATTATAGATAAAGTAGTGGGTAAACCTTATGGATTTAGAGACAGGTTTATAAACTTAAACCCAATCGACGGTCTAAGAGATTTAGGTAGGTTTAGTCTTCCTGGTACACAACCGTTAGGAGAAGGTCAACAGCCTTTTGGTTTAAACTTAAATGAATTACTTAGCCCTACTACCCCTGAAGTACGCAGAGCTAGAGCTGCAGGTATAGACGTAGAAAAAGGTGCACCTTATCAAGTCATGAAAGATGCAGAATACTTACCTGCTGATCAACGCGATAGAGGTATTAGACTTTTATTAAAAGAATATTATCCTGAAGTACCTATACAAGACTTTGATATAAAAGTAGAACCACGTACTAATAGACTTATTTATAAAGATCCTGAAACTGGTAATAAACAATTTATCAACCCTCCAGGAATAGACAGAGCAGACGTACAAGCTATTATGGAGCCAGTGGCTTTAGAATTAGCTACAGGTGTGCTAGGTTTAAAAGCAGGAGCGTCAGTAGGACCATACGTAGGAGCTGGAGTAGGTGGTACTGCTGGTTTAGCATACACTGCACAACTAACTGATAGTCCATTCTTTCAAGCAATAGGCACTGCAGCAGGAGCCACAGCTGGTGCTTTAAGTGCACCTGTTACGTTTACTGCTTTAGGTGAAGGTATGGGTCATTTTATGTGGAGATATCAAAATTTACGAGGGCTCAAAGACCGTGGTATACTTGACGAAACCTACACGAATGATAAAATATTAGAAACTGCTATAAAAGATGCAGGTATAGTGGGGCTTTTAGGTTTAGGTGGTAATGCTGCTTTTCAAACAGTAGGTAAATTTATAACTGCTAACCCAGTTAAGATAGGTATTGATGAAAAGTCTTTTGTAGACGCGTACGAAAAAGTACAAGGCATAAAAGAAACTGGCAGTGCTGCAGAAAAAAGAGCTTTAGAAGATATTACTACACCTGAAATACTACAGATGGCAGATGAAACTACTCCTGGAGTAAGAGGAGTATTACAAAAAGAAGTAGAACTTAGTGCTAAAGCTAGACCTGAAGTTGAAACAAGAGTAGCACGACAAGCGAAAGCTAAAGAAGAAGGGTATGATGTTTTATTTGAAGAAACAGGTATTGACCCAATAATTTTTGATATAGATGATTTATCTACAGTGAATGCTGGTTTAGGTAATAAGATATTAAACGCTATCGACACTTCTAGTAAAACTACAGATAAAGCTAAAGGTGCATTATTCAATCAATTAAAAACACTAGAAAGAACTAATAAACCAGAAAACTTATTCAAAACTTTTTGGAAACCACGTGAAGTGAGTAACTCACAAATCTTACTTGACAACATTCCTGACGAAGTTATCCCAGATTTTAAACAACTTATTTATAGAGACTTTGTTGACCAAACAGGTAAAAATCCTACAGCAGTCAAAAAATATTTAGCAGACCACAGTGAAAAATTAAAACTTTGGTACGGTGATGATTTTGTAAAAGGTTTAAACGATTACAATAAAATTATAGATGATATCACAGTGCTAGCAGGTGAAGAAGGTTTACCAGCTAGTTCTTTTCAAAAACTTATAACAGGTTTAGTTAGAGCCTATGTTGGTATCTTCACACGTCCAGGTAGGTTTATTACTGCTGGTGGACAAGTTACTGAAAATCTTAGAAAAGGTAGCTTTGAAGATATGATACTTAACCCTGATAGACTATACGATAGAATCAAAAGAGGGGAGTTTTTTAGTAATGACAAAACTCAAGCATTAGCGAGAGCTGTGGGCAGAGCTTATGGTCAAGAAGAAGTAGTTGACAGAGCAGAAGTTGACCAACCAAGTGGTTTTCCTGTAGAAACACCTGATTTAACCGAAGGGCTTGAAGGAGTTGAATTAAACAGAGGCGGAGAATCATTAATGGAGTTAAAATACTAACATGAGCGTATACAGTAAACTTGATACTTTTTATAATTTTGAAAATGATGATACTTTTTATAATTTTGAAAATGATGACATTCGTTCTCAAATTACTCCACCAACTACTACGATTGACGACCGTAGAGATAGAACACAAATAGACCCTGTAAGTTTTTATTTTGACCCAACCACAGGAAATCTGGTGCCTGTATCTAGAAACACGTCACAACAACAAATTAATTTAGATTTTAGTGGTGGTTTAGGTGGTTTAGGTGGTTTAGGTGGTTTCAGTATTCCTCAAATACCTTTAGAAACTATATTAGCTAATCTACCAGATGTTACTCCTTCTCTTGATTTTTCTAATCTACCAGGAGCTTCTTCTACAACTCCGCCTTTGACAGTAGAGACTTTGTTAGATAATATTCCAGAAAATTTTCAAGTTAATTTACCAGAAGATATTGATTTAACAAATTTAAATCCAACTATTTTTGGTACTCCATTTGTTCCCACTCTTCCTACCCCTCCAGCACCAACACCTGCACCTACACCTGCACCTACAGGTTTAGAAGATACAGGTGTTAGTGATGAAGTAGTGGCTGATGTAGTAGATACTTCTACGAATGATAATCCTTTTACTGACCCTGAAACAGGCGGTGATTTAGTTTTAGTAGTAGGAGATCCTACTAATCCTGGACCTGGAGTCGTAGTTAGGGATCCTGAAACAGGTGAATTACCTCCAGGATTTACTGATGAAGGAGTTATGGGACCAGCAGGAACAGTTGTTGAAGGACCATATGTTGCTCCTGCTCCGCCTTCAGTTTTTTCCGAACCTA